TTTACTTAATGCATTACCAGCTGTAATTTGGCCGGCACCTGAAAACTGCTCAAATAGAATTGCACTTGTACCGATAGCAGTTGTCGTTTCTGTTTGAACATAACCGTTACTGCCGTTTACAGTACCTTCAGTTACGAATAAGAAGTCACCTGAAGCAACTTCAGCAACTGTATCAAAGTCTGTTGCTCTTGTAAGTACAGTAGCAGATGTTCTAATGTAAATACCGTTATGAGCTGTTGTTGTTTCATCTTTAACTAAAATTCTGTCACCATTTACAAGTGTATATCCGTCTAATGTAGAAATACCTGTAGATAGTGTTAATGTTGCACCAACACCTGAAGTACCGTTATCGTAAGTTACTGTGTCACCACTTTCACTTGCTAATGATTGTGTAGTAGCAGCCATAACTGAAGCGTGAACATGTAAACCTTCAGCGATTGCGTCAACATATGCTTTGTTAACTAAACTATCGTCTGAAAATCCTGCTCTACTTTCATAACCACTTGGTACTACAACTGTACCTGTTCCGTGTGGAGATAAAGTAATATCTGTGTTTGAAGCTGTTGTTGAAACTGTTGAACCGTTAAGTGTTAAACTGTCAACTACTAAAGAAGTTAAACCTGCAATGTCAGTAGTTGTAACACCAAGTTGTAAACCTGTAGAACCTAAAGTTAACTCACCGTTTGTACTTAACTTAGCATTTGTAACTGCATCATCAGCTATTTGGTTTGTATCAACACCTGAGTTTGTAATGTTGATTGTAATTTCGTTATCTGTAACTGCTGTATCTAAACCAGTACCACCAGTAAATGTTAAAGTTTCGGCAGTATTGTATTGGTCTGTACCTGTATCGCCAGCTAAGTTGATGTATTGATTAACTGTGTCCCAACTTAGATTACCTGAAGCATCTGTTTTTAAGAATTGTCCATTTGTGCCGTATGCATCTGGAAAAGTATATGTTAAAGAAGCTGCTAATGAGTTAGGAGATTTTAACTGAATAAATGAACTACCATTATTTGTAGCTTCGTTTAATTTAATTGCACCGCCGGCAGTTGTAGAATTACCTACAATTAATTCATCTATTGCTTTGTTACTATCTACAATGACTGCTGAACTAGCAGTTAATGTGCCATGTGCATGGTCTGTTAAATCTGAAAAATATTTACCACCGATTACATCAATCGAACTTGCATCACCGTTACTATCTACGGCGCCAGTACCAATATATAATCTATCTCCGCCATTTGCTTGAGTACCACTTCCATAAGTATAAGCTATTTCACCTTGTTTTAGCGTTGACGGTGCTGTAGTGGCAGAACTTCTTTTAATTTGAATTACTGTTGCCATTTACTTTAAAAACTCCCACAATTGAACACTAAGGTTCCTGTTGTTGTTACTATTTCTGTACGAGCAACGAATTTACTATCACTCGACCTATATTGTAATAATGCACCATCTTCTAAATTTGTAGTATCAACATCACCTAATAATTTTAATTGCAAAGACGAGTTAGCGGCCGCTTGAGCACTCGGTAATGTTACCGATACATTCTGTGGACCTTGACTTGTATTGACATTAATTTTAGCAGTAATATCAGGCACTATTAACTCTCCTCTTGTATATTTATAAGAAAAATGAGTTTAATTATATAGTAACATTGGGTCTGATATTAATAATACCTTCGATAACCCTTGTTACAGAACCGCCACTTGAAACTACTTCTAAATCATAGACATATCGAGCAGGCGCCTCTAAGGCTGCCGTCTGCGTATCTGTTAAAGAAAGAGTAACTATACCAGTTGTTGGGTCAGCATTTACTGTTGCTGTAATGTCAACTCTAGTACGAGTAGAAGCATAACCTTGAGCCATTTTGGCTCTGGCTGTATAACCAGTTAAATCAAATAATGCGTTATTGGCGTCTTTGATTGTAACATCTGAGGTGAATGTTGCACCTTGGTCAATTGAAAGGTTAGCTATCGCTGCCATCTTCTTTTGTTTCTTCCTGTGGTTTCTCTTTCTTCAGTAATTCTACAATTTTTTTATTATAGTGTTCTGTCAATACATCAATCTTTTCAATTTCAACCATGTGTCTAGTCCTACCTACTTGAATTTCTTGTCTTACAGTTAAATAATTTTGCAATTCTGGACTAAACTGCGTTTCATCATATTCTTTACCATCAATCTTAATCATAAACTCATCTCCTTACTTATATTTATAACATAAATTCAGCTGTGTACCATTTTTTTATATCAGGTACCATGCCTTTACTTTCATCAATAGGCAACACCTTATCTAATATTGCATTATATTCGTCTTTAGAGGCACTATATGGCCTAAAATAAGGGTCATTCCTATAGAGTAAATCTTTGTCGTTTAACAACTCATAAAAGTCTTCATTAAAGTCTGCTGTTAACCACCATGCGTAACAAATGGCAACAGCATAACTTTTTGCTGGGTATATCCAACCCACATCTTTTTCATTAAAATATCTTATTGCATTATTAATAATATCATCTGACTTTTCTATTTGTACTTTAGATAAGTCATCTTCATGTACAACATTTAATCTATGATATAATTCTTGCTTTATTTTCCAATCTTTCATCATACCAATCTAATAACCCCTTGTAGCCGTTACAACTATATGTCAAGTCTGTTACAAATCTATAGTGTTCTGTTAAACAATGTCCGTAATGTGGACATTTTCTGCAAATGTCTGAGATATTTAGGTATGGTTCCTGAAGCGCCCATTGTTCATACTCATAGAAGAAGTCTAACTCTTTAAAATATTCATTATCGTTTTTATCAAATTCTAAAACTGCAAATTTATTATTTGGTGTGATGTAAACATGATTGTCTGAGAACGCACTATATTCACCTCTCAAACTCATAATAATATTACCCTCATTGATAAAATCAAATTTCTTAGGCAATGGATTCTCAATCCATTTTTTAACAAACTCCTCAAAATCCTTGTGTGTGACATTATGTTGATTTGCTTGATTTGTTGAATATGGTTTTATCTCAACACTCTCAATACTAGAACAAGCATTTAACATGGTAATCATTTCAGTTACATCTTTTTGTATTACCTTTTCACTTGCAAGAATTAATACGGCAATTGGCACCTCACTTCGAAGCATATTCTGATAAACTTTATCAGATTTCTCCCTTGCTTCAAAATCGTATGATACTGATAAGTAGAAATCATCTTCAAAAAAGCCTTCATGTAACATTGAGAAATTTGTAATAATATTAATTTTCCCACCATAATACTTTCTTATTACATCTCTCAAGCCATAAAAGTAATCTTTCTTTAAGGCGCCAATTTCTCCCCCGTACAAATCAATCCAGTCAATTTCTCTACTTTGACTGATTTGATTTAATTTGTTATCTAAATCGACCAAACTAATTCGTTTCTGGTCTTTTAATTGTTCAGGTGTTAGATAACAAAAATCACAACTGAAATTACAAAAGTAACTAGGATTAATTGATACTGTTATTGGTTCTTTCATTTGTATATTGTCAAATCTACAGGTAATGCTAATCTAATTTTACCTTTAAATGTTTCTACATTGTGATATAGAAAACTAGGAAAAATTAATACATCACCTGTTTGTGGTGTAAATCTAATTGGTTCAAACATTCTATCAAATTCTGGTATATAACCTCTATTTGCATTTGTGCGAGGGTCGTGTAATATAATGTCACCACCATGATTGTTTTCACATAACAAATAAAATACTGCACTCACATGACTGCCTGAATGATTGTGTTTAGGCATTGCATAGTTTGTACCATAACCTGTTAACCAACCTCTTACATCATAATCTTTTTCATATAATTCAAAGTATGGATAACAAAATTGTCTAAGTCTAGGAATAACATGGTCTTCTTTAAACTTATTTAATATTGGGTCATCAAAGATATTATCACCAGATACATTAGCAGATTTTTTATTTGCATCACCATATTCAGTTAATAAGTGTTGAGTTACACCCGTCAAATCATCTAAGATTTGGCATCTATAAATTGGTGTTGAAAATGCTGAATTTAAACCTTTAACAATCATATACTTTCGTCCACATAAGGTGTTACTTCTTTATTTAGGCCGTTGATTTTTATTATATCCGGTGCTATACTTTTCATAGTTTTACAATGTTGTTCTACAAGGCCATGTTCTTTGTAATCTTTAATTGTCTTTCTGCACCCATTACATATCTGAAACATAGGACAAGTTAAACAAGATTGTTTCATCATTGTTAAATGCATATCGTCTGATAAAGGAGTAAAGAATTCACCTTGCATTTCTTTTTCAAAGTCAATTGGTTTATCTTTATCATCACCAAATGCACCACAAGAATAGTAATCACCACCTGGATTAAATGCACGAATACCACTATCGCAACTTCTACTTAATGGACAAGTTGTTTGTTCTCTTCGTAATCTAACAGCCATTTGTTTAGTATTATATTCCCAATCTGCTAAACCAGCATTGTATATCTCAACATATGATTTGTATATGTCTGCCTTTAGAAATGGTTTCTCCTGGTCACCACTTGCCATTGCATAGTTTACCTTACAAACTACACCCATTTTCTTTGC